GGGCTTCAAGGTTGCCCGTGACGGTTACAAGATTGACAGCCATTTCAGCCCCTCGTGGTTTTTCATGTTATACCATAACATGTATTAGCCGCCTAGATAGCCGCAGCCGCTTCGGCCAAGGCACGATCCGCCGCGAATACCGCAAGTTCCTCGGTTGTCAGCACATGCACCCAATTGGTGCCGTCGATAATGGTCGATGCTTCCAACAGATCGGCAACCGCATAGCTTGCCGCCGTGCCGATCTGGATTGTGCCAACTGGATAGCTAACGCCAAACCCATCATCGCCCACCGTGATAGCCGAAACCGTATAATAGGTGCCGCGCTGCCCTGCTTGGTTTTGCCACAGCCGGAAATCGCTTGGCATTTCGCCGTTGACCAATGCGATGATAATCGGCTTGGGAATGATTACGTCATCGCCCTCGGTATCCGACCCCGACAGGATGAATTTTGCAAATGAGGCCACAACGGAATCGTCAGGCAGAGGCAAACGCCCCGTAATCAGCGAAGTGCTGAGGGTCATGGCAGGCTCCGATATGTGGGGGTGTTAGAGGCCGAAAATCGCGTCTACTTGCGCGTCGGTCAGGCCGAGAAACGATTGCAACGTCAGCACGAGATAATTCATCCGGCGAATGGTTGCCGCTGACGCCCATTCGATTTGCGCCACGGCGGCTTGTGGCTCGGTCAGGTAAACGAGAAACCCCGCCATTGCCGCAGGCCAGCCGCCGCGCGATGCCTCGATTGCATCCGCGTGGCTCAGGATGCCCAGCGACATAAGCGCGGTGCAGAAATCGGCGCGGTAGAGATACGCCGCATCACGGGCTAGTTGCAGGGTTTCGGCTTCGGTCAATTCAGCAATCGGGAATTGAGCGATGCCTTGCATGTTGCTAAGTGCGGCCCACTCGGGGTGATTTGGCTCAACGATTGTCGTGTGATTGCCGTCTATTTTGGCAAGGATGGTATTTTCTGCATTACGCCATTCAAGAATATAATTCATGTCATCACCGCTGATCTGCTATCAAAGCTATAGGTTAGCAGGGTTACAGAGATTGACCCCGTAGCGCCGCCGGATGAACCAATCGCTATTAAATACACGCCGATATTGTCGCCAGCCGCCAATGTGACATCGACCGTCGTGTTTGTTTGGTTTGTAGTATATGATTGGATTGTTGCCCCATTTTTATAAATGGCAAATGTAGCTGTTGTGCTTCCAGAGGATCGGGTGAATGTGAGCGTTACCCTTACAGTGCAATTTACCATTGCGGTAAAACAGGATTGATAAATCTTGTTTATGTCCGGTGTAGCGCTTTGCGAAATAGCCCCTTCTGGCCCAAATGGCAGGCAATTCCGCTGAACAACCGTTCCAGCGGCGGGGCTATGCATTGCCTGCCCGTAAAGCCGTGGTGCGCCCGATGCGCCCTCAAACATGGCAATCGGGTTGTCCCGAAGCGCCCGCCCCTGTTGCAGCGTGATCGGCTTTTGGAATGCGATTGCCGTATTCGAAACGGCTGATTCGTTATAGGCCATGTGTCACCTCAGAAATAGACATAATCGGTTTCCTCATTCGGCGCGGTTTCATCGCCCCAGAAAGCCCCAGTCGCGCGTTGTGCAGGCGTTGCGCTGGCATAGTCAGCCGGGGCTGTGCCATCATCCAGCCAGAACCCAAAGCGCCCGTCCAAGCGGTAGGTTTCCGCGCGAAACTTCACCCGATCATCGGTGTATTCGGCGTAGTTGACCTGCATAGGCTCGGCCAATGTTGCGCCGTCAACATCTTGCAGCGAGTAGGTTTCGACCGAAATGCGCGACCCCAACTTGACCTGAGAGCGGTCTTTTACGTCAAGCACGCCAGAGACTATTTTCGGCGGGTCTTTGTATCGCGCAAGCAGGCGTTCGGTCATGACGCCGACAGTCGTGTCGTTGCCTTCGCGGCCAAACCAGCGCGTGGCGATTTCCTTGTAAGCCTCTTGGTCATAGAGGTTTTCCGACAATGCCGCGACGGTCAGCTTGTTGAAATTCTTGGGCGAGAAAGTATCGTCTGTCCAGTCTCTGACGCCGTGATACATCCACAACGCCGAAATCCGCTGATCTTCGGCGCGATTCACATCCGGCGTGCCTTCGATGATGCTTATTTCATCGGTAACGGGGTGATACGTTTCGCCCGGCAATAGCGGCGAATTCACCTTGAACTTGATTTCCTGATCAACCGCATCCCACCAGATCATCACGCCAAGCTGGCACAATTCCCCGAGCAGCGCCTTGACGCCATTTGGTTTAGACAAGATCACCCGGCCAACCGTGAAGCCCGCATACCACGTCTGGTTTTCGTCGGCCCAATCCGCGCTTGGAATAAAGGCCGCGTTGACCGAGGCGTAGATGGTCAGCAGCACTTCCGCCACTTCGTTAATCGTTTCGCCATCGAATACGACGCAAAGCTGCACCACATCATCAGCGCTGTGCGTTGCCGCCGTGGTGCCTTCCTGCGCCCGCGTCAGGGTCAGCACATCGCCAGCCCGCGTGTATGCCATGATTTCCCGGCCAATCCGCACAAGGCCGGATGCGGAATACTCAGCCGCGCCAATGCCAGCAGGCACAAGCGTTGCCGTGGTTGCAACGGCGGTCAGGTCGGCAGACAGCTTGCCACGCGATGCGCGCGGGCATACCGCCTTGTCATTGTCGGCAAGGTCAAGCACGTCCTTTGCCGTGATCTGCACCACCCCAGCCGCGTTTGGGCCGGTCAACTCCGACATGACGTAATGCTCAGTCGCCATCGCAGCCGGTGTTTCGCCGACATAGCCACGGCGCACGCGCACAGGCAGGCCCATGTAATACGGGAATCGAGCGAACAGCCGCGCCAAGAACCTGCCCCGCGCATCGGGGTCATAGCCTACACCAGATGCCAGCGCCGCCCCCGAAACCCGCTGCGACTGGTATTTATCCAGCCAGGTATCGTTGTTTGCGAAGTCTTGCAGCTTGACCGTCACCCGCGCCCGAATGCCAAGCGCCGTTGATTTCGGATCAATGCCGGACAGGTTCAACTCGCCGGGGCGGCTGGAAACGGAAGTCAGCGCCGGGAAAACGCCTGGGATATCAGGAATGCCTTCCTCGTTCATGGCGAAGGTCAGCGTTTTCGTGCCAGCTGCATAGTTGGCCGGGTCTTGGCATGTGAACCTGGAGTTATAGCATTTGGCCTGTCCAGTCGTTCCAAGCACCGCCGCGCATGGCGCTGTGCCATAGGTGCGGGTGCAATACGGCAGGTCGAGCTCAACCAGCGTCAGAGGTTTGCGGCCAAGTTCACCCATTTGCGTAAACCCTCGCTGCCATTTTGATCGACATCAGATCGCGCGGCCCAGAGTTCTCAGGTCGGATCACGCCGCCTTCACGCGCGCAATAGTGCAGGTCGGATGTGTATTTCATCGGACGCCATGCAAAGAAGAACCCTTTCCCCTCACCAAATGCCGTCTGGAATGCCAGCCAATCCGCGCCACGAATGAAATCAGGGTCAACATAGTTGATATCGGCGGAAATCGTTGATCCGCGACTGATCACGCTGGACCCCAGCAGATGCCCGCCAACACTGACGTTTGATTGCAATTGCACATCGGTAGGCGTCAGCACGGGCGCAAAGCCCTGATACAACCGGCGCGGAATAACCAGTTCCTCGCCAAGAAATGCCACACCAACAGCCAGCGCATCGCCCGCAGTCAAATCGGTAAACAGAAACCGCCAATACCGCGCCGCGCTGTCGGTGATCGGCATCCGAAAAGCAATCGGCTTGTTGTCGGCTGGAGTTGTATTCAGCACCGCCGACCAAGTGATATTGTCCGTCGATTTCTGAAGCGCAACAGTCGCGCCAAGATCGAAGGCGTTATGCGCAGCCAGTGCAGCAAAGCCGATATTCACCGCTGCGCCGAAGTCAAACGACAAGTTAGCCGACGTGGTTGTTACATCGGGACGCCACTTGTCATAGGTAGACCCTGCAACCGCATTGGCCCGCTCGCCTCCGGTCAATACAGCCGTGCCGCCAAGCGTTGCCGCCGCGCCAAGGTTTGACCATGCCACGAAAGGGTTATTCTGGTGTCCGATGTTGGCGAGTTCAATCTCACGCGCGGTTGTGGTGACAATCGCCATTACACGGCCCCCACGTTCAAGCGCCCGCCATCACCAAGCCAGTCATTCAAACCGCCCGCGATCATGCTGATGGTTTCCTGCGTCGGCTGGAACCCGCCGTAGAAGTTGATGTTGGCGGTTCGGGTTTCGGTGGTCGTTTGGGTTGGAGCGGTTGCGCCGCCGCCGCCGCTTGTCCCGCGCCCACCGCCGCCACTGCTGCTTTGCGATTTCATGGACGCGATCAGCATGCCGGTTTTCGCCAGTGAGGCCGCTGTGAAGGCCGCAGCCATACCAGGACCGCCCACCTTCATGCCCTTATTCCACGCCGCCACAGCCGCGCTGTAGCCTTCCACAATCGCCTCTGCCACCTTTGCCGCCTGCCCGATCTTGAAAAGCTTTTCGTTGCCGCTTTGGGTCAGCGTGGCAAGATCCCCGAATGCGCCAGAAATGGCAGATAGGCGCTCGCTGCGGCGCTTGTTTTCGATGTCGGCAAGGTTCTTTTCGTGGTCGTCTTTGATCTTGCCCTCGAGCGCGTTGTAGGCTTCCTCGCTCAACAGCTTCTGCTGGCGAAACTCTTCAAGCTGCGCCAGCCGCTCTGCATATTGCGCGGCGATGACTTCGCTTTCCGTCGCAAATTGATCCTGCAAGCGTTGCAGTTCATCCGCGCTGTTTGATCCGCCGCCGCCAGAACCACCACCGCCGCCGCCGCCGCCCACATCAATGCCGAAATCTATATTCGTTGGCGCGCGCGGTGGTGCGGTGGAAGTCTTTGGTGCAAGGGGCGATGATAGGTCAAACCTGCCGGATGCCGATGCGCTTGCACCGACCGAACCCGCACCGCCGCGTGCCAGTCTCGCGCGCAACTGCAATGCTGCCCTTGCGCCGATTTCCAGCAGCTTATTCAGCCCAGCGACTTGGCCTTTGACATTGGATAGATCAACGCCGTCGATTTTCGACGCCTCAATGATAAGCTGCGTGGCCCGGTCGCGCGCGGCTTCGAGTTTCGCGCGGTATTCTTCAAGCGACAGTTTCCCGGCGTTCCAGTCGTCGTTGGTCTGCTGGATTTCCTCCGACAGATCGGCAAACTTTGACGCCAGGTCGAGTTGCCCGACCTGCTGCAACCTCTGCGCCATGTATCCAAAATTCACAGCCGCCTGATCTGCGAATACAGCCGTGGTTTCCAGCGTGCCGCGCAACTCGCCAACCGCAGATGCATTGTCGCGGAAGGCTTCCGCGCTGGCATTCAGCTTGTTGTAAAGTTCCTCGCCGAGAATAGCGCGGGCCATGGCCTCGCCGCCGAGCGCATCTTGCAAGGCGGTATCGACCGCGAAAATATCCGCGACAAGGTTTTGCAGGCCAATCGCAACCTGTTCAATCGCAGGCGCAAATGTGACAGCCAATTCAGTGCCAAGCGATCCGATGGCGATCTGCGCCCGGCCAATGGCATCATTCGCCGCCTCGATATTCGCCGCGTCTGTGTCTGACACCGCAAGCCCGAATTTCTCCTGAAATGCTGCGGCGTTCTGAATCGCAGCGCCGTAGCCGGTCATCATGTTCAGCGCATCTGCGCCGGACTTGCCGAATATGTCCAGCGCCGCCGCCGTGCGCATGGTCGGGTCACTGATGGCGCTGATTTTCTCTGCAATCAGCGCAAATTGTTCATCCGTCGCCATGCCCTGCACATCGGCAAACGAAACGCCGATCTGCCCGAACGCTGCAACCTGCGCCGCCGCGCCACGCGATAGCCCTGCAAGGTTGTCTTGCATTTTTACGAGGCTTTTCGACAGCGCCTCAGATGAAACCCCAGCCTCTTCGGCAACCAGCGACATAGCCTGAAATGTCGCCACCGATACGCCCGCAACACGGGCCTGCTTTGACAGAGCGTCAATGTTGTTCATCGCTGCGCGGGTGAATGACACCATGGCTGCGCCTGCCGCGACTACAGCGCCGCCTAGAGCAATCCCCGCCTTGGACGCCAGAGCCATGCCGCCGCCGCTGGCCTGTGCATCCTTGCCGAATTTGGAAACAGCCCCGGACGCCTTGCCCAGCTGCGTGACCAGCGGGCCGATATCCGCGCCAACCTGGATGGCGATGTCCCCGACGATATTCGCCATTATTCGCCCTCAGCTTCCATCATCATCTTGTAAAGCGCATCGTAATCTGTGGCGCTTTGCGGGGTTTTTGCGTCGATCAGCCACCAGACAGACCCCGGCGGCATCACCCAGAATTCCGAGGGACTTACCCACCCATGCCCGACCAGCATCTGGTAGAGTGACCGGATAAATCCCCCGGTCAGGCCTTTTTTTCGGAAGTGTCCGGTGCTGCGTCCGGCGTGCCGTTCATCGCTTCAATCGCGGGCGGTGAAATGATCGACAGCAGCGCCATGATGCAAGACTGGATTGCCTCGGTCTTCTGCGAGTTGGTCTTGTTCACCAGATCGGATTGGATGGACAGATAGATTTCAGCATCCGTCACCCGCGCCCCGGCATGGCGCAGGGCCGCGCCGAATGCCGCCGCCAGCCGCGAATAAGGCGGACCCTCACGCCGGAACAGCACCGACAGCGCCTGTTGCCCGGTATCGCCAGACAGCGCATCCTCGATCTTGGCAATGAGCATCATCTGCGCATTGGCGGGGACGGTGTATTCCACCCCCTGCCAAGCCAGCGTCACATCGTCAAAGCCGCGCATCAGGCCAACGTCCAAGCGCCGGACGAGGTGAAGGAAGCGCTGAATGTGGTCGCTTCCTTGTAATCGTTGCCCTCTTTGTAGTTCAGCATGAAGAACGAGCCTCCGATGGTATCCACCGTTGACAGTGCATCAGACAGCTTGAACGTCATGTCGGTCAGCAGCTTGGACGTGCCGGGGGTCAGAGCGATATCGCGCAACACGGGGTCTTTGTAGACGCCCTCAACATCGAACGTCAGCACGCCCATGCCATAATCCGCCAGCAATTCTTGCAGGCCAGCGCTGTCGTTGTCGGTCACATCAATCGGCGTGTAATCGACGGCGATATTCGTGACCCGAACGCCGCCGATCAGCACGGCATTCTTGTAGACTTTGGCATTTCTGCCCGGTGCTTTTGCCATGATTGGAACTCCTTATCAGGCGGTTTCGATCAGCCCGCGATACTCGCAGACGCCGTGAAATGACCCATCGGCAGCGCGTGTGCAGATGCTGGATTCTCGTTGGATCAAAATTGTGTTTTGGCCGGTGACGGCCAGCGCGCCGCGGTGCAGGCGGGCGTAAATCTGGCCTTGGATGCCCTTGCATTCCGCCATACTGGCCGACCGGCTGCGGGTGTGGACGCGGGCGATGAAGTCAAAGCCGGTTTCGCTCAACGTGTCGAATTCGGCAAAGGCAATTGCGCCGACTTCGACATAGGGAAAGGTTGCCGTGCTAGCCCCGTCAGTGGCCTGTGGGGCTGCATCATAGACGCGCAAGGCAAGCGCGGTCAGCGCCTGAAACAGCGCCTTCTGAACCTCGAATTCCGCAGCCATATCAGCCCGCCTTGTTCCGCGCGCGCTTCAAACGGGCGGTCAGTTTCTTTGCAAATGCCTCAAGGTAGACGCGATCCATTTCAGGCCGCATTTCCTGCAACGCGGCCATGAAAAACGCATGTTCCACATTGTCAGGCCCGTCGCCGTATTCCAGAAAGCGCCAGTAGAACGCAGCAGACCCCACAACCACATCAGACCCGACCCGCTGCCGGGTGCCGCGATTGCGCTTGGCTTTGATGCTGGATTGCAGGTCAGGTGAACCCGTGGTCGGATCGTCCGGCGCTTTCTCTTTCGCCGATTTCGCCAGTTGCAGCGCGATATCATGCACTGTGGCGCGGATCAGGTTGATTCCCTCGCGCGGCGCGATCTGTGCAAGAATAGCGTTCACGTCAGCTATGCCAGTGACGCTGACGCCAGTTTTCACTGCGCAACCCCGCGCTCTGCTTCGATCTGCAACCGCATTTCCCGGCCAGACGTGCGCAAAATCGCCCGGATGTTGTAGTTTTCACCGTTCCATACGATGCGATCCAGTTCCGAAATGTCGGTGCGGTGATAGATCGTGAACACCGTCACAAACACCGCAGTCATGCGGTTTTCATTCATGCTCTCGCGGCCCGACTTGGCCTTTACCGCCGCCCAGACCGTGCCGTTGACCGGCAGATTTGCCCATGCCTGCGTTGACCCGCCAGCGCCGTCTGAGGTTTCAGTGAAGCGTTGGAACGTGATCTGTTGATCCATCGCGCCGATCATGCTGCTGCCCAGCCCAGCCGATAGGATGCGACAAGGCTTTCAACAGCCAGCGGCAATTCCGACTGCGCCGCCCCGACCGCCTCGCGGTTGACGTAGTAGTGCCCAACCATCAGCAGCACGGCCATGCGCAGCGCAGCCGGCAGCGTCGTATAACCAGCGGTGAACGTGATCGAAACGCCGTCCAACCGCGCGCTATCGCCAGACGGCCATGACTTGCCGCTTTTTGGCGACACATAGGCCGCATCATCACCCAAAACAGTGCTGAAATCTGCAAGATTTGCCGTCAAAGCAGTGCCTGCGGTGTCGAAATAGCCGATTTCTGTGATGGCAATCGCCGGGGATTTCGGCAGTTTTACCTCACCAGAAAAGCCTCGATCCATGATTTTCCACGTCTCAGATGCCAAAACCCGGCCAGAATATTCGCCGATGAAGTCGCAAGCCGACGCAAGTAGCGCCTCAATAAGCATATCCTCACCCGCGCCGGTCACGCGCAAATGCGCCTTCGCGTCAGCAAGCAAAACTAGCGGCGTCCCCACGGCTGAAACCCGGCGCAAAATCATCAGCGTGCGGCCTTTTCGGATTTGGCGCGGTTGACGGCCTTTTCAGGCTCAACAGACCGAACCGCGACGGCCTGACCGGCCTCGATCATGCGGATTGCCTCAGCGTCGGAAACATCCACCACGTCGCCGCGATTTTCAGACCCGGTCGCCGTGGCGCGGGAAACAAGCAATGTGATTTTCATGGGTTACTCCATCGGTTTGATGATGGGGCGAACAATACCGCCCCACTTTGAAACCGATCAGGCGGCGGCAAGTGCCAGATATTTGACAGCCGCAGTGTCGGCCAACTCGCCGTCAAAGCGGATATACCCGGCGATGCCGAAGCCCGGCCAGAAGTCCTTGTCTTGGATCGCGCCGATCATCGGAGCGCCAACCTTGCGGACGTAGTATTTGCCGAAATCGCCGAACAACATGACGCGGCTGGACACGCCAGAAGCAAGCCCGGCCATCGCCTGGTTGATCGAGTAGGCCCGACCGTTGAACGTGCCCGGTGCGCCGCTTTTCACGTCGCCCATCTGCCAGAGGTAGTTGCCCTGCCCGTCCTTCAGCTTGCGCACAGCGGCCAGCGTGGAATCGTTGAACATGTAGCGAACCTTCGGCCCCATCCGATAGGCGGGGTCAACGGAATGCTCCAAGTCCATGATTTCATCCCACGTGATCGCCGTGGTGGACGCAGCAACCTTGCCGGATGCGGCGGCGGTGACGATGCCGTTCGGATCGCCGGTGCCGTCGCCGGTGGTCAGTTCGGTGTTGGCGCGACGGCCAAGGCGTTCGCCCAGCAGATCGCCCAGCAGTTGCTCGACATTGAAGATGCTGTCGTCAACAAGCTCTTTCGAGACACGCAGCCATTCGGTGTTGAACGGATAGGCGTCAAGTTGCTTCTGAGCAAATACCACGTCAGCGCCGCCATCATCAGTCAGGGTGGTGCCTTCAACATGCTTCACAACGGCCATCTGCGCGCCGGTGGTGTCATTCACGGTCGGCAGATAGATGGTGTTGCCGCCAGAGGTCAGGATTTCCGAGGTCACGCCGGGGTCATACATCGGACCCCATGCCAGCATGGAGCGGGTGATGAACGTCGCCAGTTCGGTCGGCACAGTATAGCCGCCAGCCGCCGCAGTCGTGGTCTGCGCGCGCTGTTCCGGAGCTTGATAGCCCTGACGCAATGCGGCGCGCTGTTCCTGCGACATTTCCGCGACGTTGCCCTGCGAACGCAGGTAGGCATGGAAGGCGTCACGGTATTCAACCGGCTTGCCTTCATCCTCGCCACGGGCCTCACCGCCAGCGTTCGGGCGGCGCGGATCGGGCGCGGACATGGTGCGCTTGATTGCCTCAAGCTTTTCGGCCCGGTCGATCTGGCCCTGCAGCTTGTCATAGTCGCCCATCATCGCGTCAAATTCGCGGTTGATTTCGGCGGCGCGATCTTCCGGCGTGGTTGCCGTGATTTCTTCGAGTTTGGCGGTCGCATTGGTATGAATGCGCGCCTGTTGCTCACGCAACTCTTGGGTGCGGGACATGGGATGCTCCTGTAATGTCCGTTGCTGTGGATAGGCGTCCGGCGCGCAGCCGTTCAGCCGTTCTCCGCGCCACGCAGGCGCAGGTTCATTTTCATGCGGTGGCGCATTGCCGCCGCGTTGAAATTCTTGGTTTTTACCTCGGAACGGAATGCCTCAAGGCTGCGAAGGCCGATGCTGGTTCCGTCATAGGCCGGGGTTGTCACAATCGACACGTCAAACAGAGACGCCTTGCGGATCGTGCGAAGCGGGATATCGCCAGTGTCATCCCATTCCTGCACGTCAGGCAAAAAGGCAAAACTCATCTTGTCCAGATCGCCGCGCCGCATCTTGCCAACGATGGACTTTACGTCAGGGTCTTCGCCGTCGAGAACGGTTTCCATCCGCAGCCCGGTTGCATCCTGCGTCAACGTCAGGGTGCCGGACCGTGTACGAGCAAGCGGCAGGCCATCGTGATTGATCAGGAACACCACATCATCGCGACCGATGGCATCCGTGAAGGCCCCCGGCGCAATCACCTCCCGGAACATGCCGCCGATGTTGGTTTCCTCACCAAACACCGCAGCATAGCCCGAAACCTTGATTTCGCCGCCGTCCGTGCGGATTTCAGCCGGAACGAATGCCCGAATCTCACGCTCCATTTGTAACCCCTTTCGGATCAGGCTGCGCACCGAGCGGCACAGTCGCCCCTTGGATCAGCAGCGCGTTGCCTTCCGGCATGTCTGGGCGATTTTCCAAGCGCCGCGCCTCGTTCGGCGTCATGACCGCGTTTTGAATGCCCGCAGCAAGGCCAGCCATGCGGGTTGCAAAGTCGCCGCGCATCAAGCCATCCAAGTTCATTTCCACATAAAACTCACGGTTGCCGCGCCCGAATAGCTTCAGATTCAACTCCTGCTCAAACGCCTCAACCCATCGCTTGATGGTGTGCTTCGAGACGTGCAAATCCTGCTGTTCGGTGTTCGAGAATGTGCCGTTTGAAAGGTCTTGCAGGAAGGTTGGCGGCAGGCTGTAGACCCGCGCAAATTCCTCGATGCAGAATTTTTTCAACTCGACCAGTTGCGACTTTTCCGCATCCGTGCCGATGGACTGGATTGCCAGCCCAGCCGGTAGCACCAACGCCTGACGCTGTTCCTGTGCCGCCTTCTTTGTCGCCGCCGCAAGATCATCAGCGGCCCGATTCATCGCGGCACCGGTTTGGAAATTGCCCGTCACAGCGAATGGAGGCACCCCACCATTCTGGAAAAACTTGCTCCCGAAGCCAGTTGCCGCGATTGCCAGCGCGATCACGTCGCGGTTTGTCTGGATCGGGCCGCGATGCCCGATGCCATCGGCTTTCATCATGAACGGAATGTCGATGATTTCAGCCGCCGCATAGCGTTTTTTCGGCTGGTTAGGCTCTTTGTAATCATAGACCTTGCGGCCATTTTCAGCCTTCACCGTCACCCAAGCCGGGTTGAGCGGCCAGATATTGATCACATCGCCGACAGCATTGCGCTCGATGAATGAAAAACCGCGCCCGCCGGTCAGAACGCTTTCAAACTTGCCCTTGCGCCATGCAAAGCTGGACGTTTCATCATTCGGCGCATCGTGCAGGATCATCGCCAGATCGGTATTCGTGACCCGCTCCGATCCGGCATCCGTGCGCTTGTAGAGATGCAAAGGAAGCCCTGCCAGCGTGCCGGAAATGAAGTTCACAGCCGCCCAGATGGCCGGGACGCCCAGCGCCGTTTCTGTCGTCACGACAATGCCGGATGCGCTCGATTGCAGCCCGAAAACCTCAAGGAAATTCGGCGCGCTTTGCGCCACTTCTACGCTGCGCACCTCGGGTTTGCGGTTCCAGAATGCCATCAGATCACCAGCCTATAATTCGGGTCCAAGTCCCAAGGGGTAAGCCCAGCGCCTGCGCCACCTTGCCAAGTCCCAGCGACACTCATAGCCATCGCGAGCGCGACCATGCCGTCGATACGTCCGCGCGATTTGCTCTTTGCCAGCTTGCGGTTGCCCGCCGGGTCCATTTGGACCACCGCGTTTGCGGCGCACATCGTCAAAACGGGGTGGCCGCCATGCGCGATTGATTGCGTCAGGACGGCGCTTTCCAGATCCCGCAAGGCTGGAGACATGGATTGGAACCCCTGCCCCATTGGCACGAAAACGGCGTTGTCGCCGTCAAGTTGATCATCGCTAAAACCAGCCTCAGAAAGGCGCGGCTTCAGGTGTGCGTAATTCCAGCGGTCAAACGCGATCTTGTGCAGGTCATACCGCTGCGAAATCTGAAACAGATGATGCGCCACGAAATCGTAATCGACCACATTTCCCGGTGTTGGCGTCAGATATTCATCCCGCGCCCAGATGTCGTAGGGCACCCGGTCAGCCTTTGCCTTTTCACGCAGGCCCGCCTCTGGAAGCCAGAAGGTCGGGTGAACCTGCCAAACCTCATTGACCGGCGACACCAGAACAAGCGCGGTCAAGTCAGACACCTGCGACAGATCAAGCCCGCCAAACACAACCGACCCTTCGCCAAGCGGCAACGGAGCTGCGGCGCAATCCGCCCAGACCTTGCGGCTGATGAATGATGCTGTCGCCTCGATCCGCTGGTTTAGGTAGAGCCAACGAAAGCTATTTTCCTCACTCGGCAGGCGATCCGCCCGCGCCGCCAAATCCTCAAGATCGGTGATGCTACGGAATTCGCCCATTGCCGGGTTTGCCGCCAGCCACGCGCTGCGGTCAGACAGTTCGCAATCCTCAGCCGCGCGGTAAACGTGGCTCACAATCCGTGGGTCTTCGCTGTTTTCCGCGTCGTCAATCCAGCGGCTGAACAGATCGTTATCCGTCGCCGCCTGCGTGCTAATTGCGATCAACAGCGGGTTATCGTGCGCCCCCTGCGAGGTGGTTATAGCCTCCACAAAGTCATCGTGCGGGCCTTTGATCTGCCCCACCTCGTCCAGGATTGCCAGCACTGGCGAAAGACCGTGTGCCGTGCCTGCCTCTGCTGAAATCGCCCGGTATTCGACGTTCATCTGAACACCCGTAATCATCTTCTGTGATGGCGTGATATGCGTCACGCTTTTGGCCCGCATCGCCGGGGAAAGCATGATCATTTTTTGCATCAGTTTGAAAACCAGCGAGGCTTGCTCCCGCGAACGCGCGCCGCTGATGATCTGGCTATTCATCCGCGCCTCAGGCCCGACGATATGGGCCAAGGCAAGGCAGGCGATCAACGCCGACTTTCCGTTTTTGCGCCCAACGCTCAGATAGGCCCGCGATGTGCCTTGCGGGTTGTCGTAGATTTCACGGATGAACCGCTTTTGAAACTCCATCAGCACCAGCGGCTTGCCGACATGCCGCCCTTCTGGGACGCAGCAATACCGGGTGATGAAGGCGATAACCCTTTCGCCGCGCGTCATCAGTTCGGACGCGCCAACAATTCATCGCCGCCCGCGTCAGCCTCGATTTCCCGCGTCATATCGCGGCGCTTACCAACGTCGCGAGCCTCGCCCTTGGTCGCGCGCGCATGAAGTTGCAAGCTGCGCCGCGTTGACATGATCGACGTGTCCAGCATCCTAACACCGCCCAGCCTTGGGTTTTGGCATGGACTGCCGCCAGCCGTTACGGCGGTGAAGCCTTCGCTGTCCAGCTTGCCCAACTCATCGCGCAGCATTCGCATTTTCTTTGCCAGCATTGCCGCCAGCTCAAGTTGGTGCGCCGTCCATTCCGACCGGGCGAATTCCGCCAAAACAGAGGCAAAGAACGACATGTCACGATCTTCAAGCGGCACGTTTGACGGCGGGTGAATTTCAGCCTGCGCAGCCCGCGCGACCTCGATCACCGCCGCCGACGTGTCAATGCGCGGCTTTTTCGCCATGTCCGAAATCCTGTATTAGCAGAAAAAGAAGGCTCCCCACGCGGTCCCTAGGCT